CTAAATTTATTACAATTAAATATGAATATCAAGGAGACGAAGAAGCTTATAATCCAAGCTGGGCACAAAGCAGTTGAAGAGCTGATTAACGTTGCTAAAGAAAAAATAATAACTAACACAGAAGATGATGTTAGTGCTGATAGATTAAAAAACGCTGCAGCTACAAAAAAGTTAGCTATATTTGATGCGTTTGAAATATTAAACAGAATACAAGAAGAAGAGAATATACTTGAGGGTAAAGAGCCAGAAGAAAAGAAACAAAGAGTATTTAGAGGTTTTGCTGAAGGTAGATCAAAATGAGTTACGAACAAACATTAGTTAAAATAATTGAACCTGTTAAACGTACGACTATAACTCGTATGAACAGGGGTAAAAAATGGCAATATGGATATAATAAAGAACACGATATTATCGTTATATCAAAAACTGGTAAAATTGGTGAAGTCATTGAGCTGCAAGGTTTGCGCATTGCTCTGCCGTTGGAACCAGTGCGAGTGCACGTGCACAGTAAAAACAAATGGCAAAGGTTAGAATATCCTAAAGAATTATCTAAACTAAAAAATATATTTGACTGGCGTAGTTATCCTGAAGAAGCTAAAGATCAGTGGTATGATTACATAGATGAAGAGTTTAAACGAAGAGACGAAGGCTTTTGGTTTAAAAACAATGGTAAATCAACATACATAACTGGTAGCCACTATATGTATTTACAATGGAGTAAAATAGATGTAGGTGCACCTGATTTTAGAGAAGCTAATAGATTATTCTATATATTTTGGGAAGCATGCAAAGCTGATAAAAGATGTTATGGTATGTGCTACTTAAAAAATAGACGATCTGGTTTTTCTTTTATGTCATCAGCTGAAACAGTTAACTTAGCTACAATATCAAGTGATAGTAGATATGGTATATTATCAAAAAGTGGAGCCGATGCAAAGAAAATGTTTACAGACAAAGTTGTACCAATATCTGTTAACTATCCGTTTTTCTTTAAACCGATACAAGATGGTATGGATAGACCTAAGTCTGAGCTTGCTTACCGTGTACCTGCGAGTAAGTTTACTCGTAGAAAAATTACTGCAAACGAAAAGCAAGAAGACTTACAAGGGTTAGATACAACTATAGACTGGAAAAACACAGGTGATAATAGTTATGACGGTGAAAAGTTAAACTTACTAGTACACGATGAAAGTGGTAAGTGGGAAAGACCTGATAATATATTAAACAACTGGCGTGTAACTAAAACATGTTTACGTTTAGGTGCTAAAGTAGTTGGTAAGTGTATGATGGGTAGTACTAGCAACGCTCTTGATAAAGGAGGTGATAACTTTAAAAAACTATACAATGACTCAGATGTTAATAGACGAAACCGTAATGGACAGACAAAGTCTGGGCTTTATTCTCTCTTTATCCCTATGGAGTGGAACTACGAAGGATTTATTGATGAATACGGACATCCAGTCTTTAATAGTCCAAGTGATGATGTTTTCGGACCAGACGGTGAATTAATAGATTACGGTATAATAGATCATTGGCAAAATGAAGCTGATGGTTTAAAAAACGATCAAGACGCATTAAACGAGTTTTACAGACAGTTTCCAAGAACTGAAGAGCACGCGTTTAGAGATGAAGCAAAAAATAGTATATTTAACCTAGTTAAAATATACGAACAAATAGATTATAATGAAGGTGTAAAACCACCAATTAACAAAGGTAATTTCCAATGGGTTAACGGTGTAAAAGATACACAAGTAGTATTTTACCCAGATCCAAAAGGTAGATTTAATATTAGCTGGGTACCACCATCACAATTACAAAATAAAATTAAATTAAAAAATGGAAGCAAATACCCTGGCAACGATCATCTGGGCGCTTTTGGCTGCGATAGCTACGACATTAGCGGTACTGTAGATGGTAAAGGTTCAAAAGGTTCGTTACACGGACTTACAAAGTTTAGTATGGAAGAAGCGCCTGCTAATCAGTTTTTTTTAGAATATATAGCTAGACCACAAACA